CCGAAAGGAATCACTGGCTGGATACCTAAGGGCTGATGAAGCCCCGCGAACCAGTACAGGATCGTGCCTACCAAAGCACAATCTTAATCTGTTAGCAGAAGTTTTAATTTCTGAAACAAACTCCTTAGAGCTGCCGGGACGGTTATGAACCGTCGGTCCGGACTAGCGGGTAAGGTGTTTTTATTATAATGACGTTACGTCACATAATAAACCACTAATTAAAGCACTACATAAGTAGCAGGTCTAAATTTGATTTGATAAAGAGGGAAAACATAATCCTCCCTGCCTTAACGGGCACAAATTAAGTATAACCTACTTATGGACTTAAGGCGGTTTCTAACCTAGCACACCCATTGGGTGACGCGCTAGTTGAATACCACTCTTAAGACTGAGAGACATTGAACTCATATGGATTTTTCCTTACGGAAAGCCACTGTTCTTCTCTTGTTTCTTTGGGTAATAATTAATAGATCCTAAACAGATCCTAGGGGGTTATCCCTTAGTGAGGTCCAAAAGACTTATTATTAATATTACTTGAGATCTCGAGAGAGGGATTGAGGGTGATCTAGTATGTTTCATCTGAGTATAATGACCCAATCGCGAAACTAGTTGACTATGCATAGTATCCTGTGAAGGATAAGTATGGAGCCACTGTGGTCCGGGCGACGGATATATTATTAGGCTTAACGAGATTTATTCTCTGAGGGTACCGATTTAATTCGGGCCTCTTACCTAGTAACTAAGGCGGTTAGCCTTAGCCACAACTCTTGAAAAGATACAAGACTAGTCAAGCACTTTAATTCTTAAAGGTTATGTTGTAGTACGGTTTTTGAGTAAACTCGTGATCCCAACTGACTTACCGAACATTTGTTAAATATCCGGCTAGCCGTAAGATTTTGAGAATTTATTCTCGACCGGGCGAATCTAAAGTATAAAGGTAAGACACGACTTGAAAAAGTTGCATCTGTCTCAATATAACCAGAGAACGGCCAAATAACACCCTTTTGGGGAGCAAGCGGAAGCAAGAAAAGCTGGAAACGGCCAACAAGTGGACGCGAGCCTTAGTTGTTCAACTGAACTCAAACCTGAAATTTAAATTATCATCGACAATGAAAACACTATCAATGCAATTAAATTCCAGAAGAATCAAAGGATTGTTCTCCTCTATCTTAGAGAACGGAGCAATGGTTAGCCTTGCTGGAACTTGGGAAGTAACTGACAGAAAACTTTCACTCGAAAGAGCGGAAGCTATCTCAAAAGGGTATCAATCTGAAGGTTTCCTGACTAAAATCGGGAATTCTAAAGACGGTACTTTTAGAGTTCTGCGGTTATCTCGCGGTTCTTTAGCAGACCTTATTACAGGGTTTGGTTGGAGAATGATTTCTCTAATCTTCCCAAATAAGGTAAAATTTGCTGGACGGTTAAGACTGTTACACATTTTTCAAACTTATTGTTTTAGAATGTATAAAGTGCATGGACCAGAACAGGTTGTCAAATTTCTTAAGGCTTCTCAGCTTGCTGTGCAAAAGTCTATTGGTAAGGATAAGATAAATAGTCTTCGAGATTTAGATAAAGATATACTAAAATCAAAATTGACTGGTTATGGTCTACCTACTATAATTCCATCGAGAGATAGGAAATTAATAGCAAGTGGGGCCCAACCGGTAATTAGATTCTGGTTAACTTTATTCTCTATATACCGAGTAATCGATATTGTAGGGAAACTAAAACTAGAAACTATAATCCAACCTTTTGAAGGAGGTTCTGATTATTTAGAAGTCCGAACACAGTTCTATGCTTTCTTAAAGGCAAGCTCTATGTCGACGCTTTTTGATGTCAGATTCCTCTCTCGAAAGGCGGAACCTCTCCTGTTTGAGGCTGCTAGTGCTTCGCACAAAGTAGCTTGGACAGGTTTGGTATCTGATGCCAAACTTTTAGCTTCGCTAAAGTTAAGTTGGTACGCCCGACAGATAATGATTATCACGGGACAATACGAACTAGTTCTTCTATTTGACCTTTGTTTGTCTACACCTTTATCAGGTGAGATAAAAGGACCAAATTACCGACAAAGTGAGTCTCCTGAAGGGAGATACACTCACGTTACAAACGCTGAGCCTAACGGCTTTGCTGGTAAACTGGCGATCAAAGAGGAAGCAGCTGGTAAAAGAAGAGTATTCGCAATGGTCGACATTTGGACTCAGACGGTGTTAAAACCCCTGGAACGAATGTTGGCCAGTTTCTTACGAAACCTACCTAATGATGGAGTGTATAATCAACATGCCTCAGAATTGAGAGCACGTCAAAAATCACTCTTATCAGGATGTAGTTTTGGATATGATCTTTCCGCTGCAACCGATCGGTTGCCTTTAGAATTACAAAGTTTTATATTAAACCTGATAGTTCCCGATTTGGGTCATCTATGGTCTCATCTATTAACTCAAAGAGATTATATCCTTAAGTTACCAGAAGAAGAGCAAAAACGAATTGGAGCTCATTGGAGTTCCAAAACTGCTAAAGTTCCTTCAACATATGATGTTAAAGGAATTGAGCTTGTTCTACACTACTGCTACTGGGGAGTTACCTCAATGATTAAGGATAGACCTGAACCATGGGTAAAACTAAGATATGCCGTTGGACAACCAATGGGAGCTCTTTCAAGTTTTGCCATGTTGGCAGTTACTCACCATTTTATAGTGCAATTTGCCTATAGAGTAGCATATAACTTGCCAATGGACTTAATATTTACTAAAGATACCTGGTATACTGGTTACGAGTGTACCGGAGATGATATTATCATCTTCGATGCAAAAGTAGCGACTGAATATAAGAATCTTTTACGAGCATTTGGAATGCCCATAAATGAGACTAAATCGGTTGTTGCTAAAGTACCAGTTACTGAGTATCTTAAAGTAACTTCATTCTATGGAGACAACGTCGGCGCAATTTCTTGGAAAATGCTGATGCAGGGTAATAGCTTGATGGGGAGAGCGAACATTTTGTTCCATCTCCTATCAAAAGGGATTATTCAAACGAATATCAACCCTTGGATCAAAAGATCCGCTGCCCTGTCTCTTTATCGACCAGGAAATCTTACTCCAACTCTGATTGCCTTATGGACTATGCTATCCAATAGAGGACTATTATCCATTGAAGAGTGCCTTAAAGCACTTATCTCTGGTAATAAGAAAGTCTTTAGATTTGCGAAAGCAATTCTTTTTGACGCTGATGTAAATAAAATTACACTAGCCTTGCCAGCCCTTTTTAGAGGCCAGCAAGTTCCTTTTGTCCAAAAGAGAATAGTAGAACACATATGGAAAATAGAGAAACCTTGGTTCGGTATTACCATGTGGAAGCCGCTTGCGGTCTTCACTGCCAAGGTGGACGTACAGAGAGATGCAGAGGTATTAACGAAAGAAATGATCAAAGTCATGATTGATGACGAGTTCATTCCTCTAGTTGATGGCCTAAGCTTCGAAATGAGTCACGGAAATTTCTTTACCGATGGAGTCCCTGATATTAGTAAATATCAAGAAGAGGGTTCACACCCAGACCATACTCAAAATGAGTTGACAGCTTTATTCACATCTTTATATGCCTTTATCTTGGCGAAATTAGATAGGTTGGCTCAACCAATTCTGGATCAAAATCCACAATTGGATTCCGCCATTCCTGACCTAGTTGCGTCTAACGAAAAGTTAGAGCGGTATAATGAGCTTTTAGCTCTTGTAGAGAGATGTCATCAGAAAACTTCTGGTGATGCCCCTTCTCCTGCACGTAATGTGCGGGCTACAGAGCTTAAACTTATTAAACTGATCAGTAAAATGGGGAATAGACCACTATTCACTACAGCTTATAGGCTCTAGCAAATAAGGCTGAGATTCCTTTAATCTCCAGATAGAGGGTTCGGACTTTATAGTCCTTTTGATCACCTTAGGTGGTCAAAGCTTAGTATTTAAGCGCTAAACACGCTTTTTACACTATAGATGTACGATTCCTTCTGGAACCGGACTAGAAATAGGGTAAGGTGGAAACTCCTTATCC